GACAGAAGTATTAAACTCTTATTGTCTATCCCCTGTGTAGCCGAGTAGTTCTTTGAATAGGAGTGTTCCGCATCTATGAAGCAGACATTTAGCCCCATCTTCTGTGCCTCAGCCATAGCATTTAGGGCAAGAGTTGTTTTCCCGCCAGACTCGTTGCCATACATCTCCACTATTCTGCCCATAGGGTATCCCCCTCCAAGCACTTTGTTCAATGTCTTAAATCCAGAGGGGATATACTCTATCGGCTCTGGCTTGATAACAATGCCAGACCCCAATAGTTCTATCTGTCGGAGTGCCTCTTTAAGTTCTTGTTCCACTTTTCTTAAAATGGCTCAGGTAATAGTGGACTAAAGCAAGACGTATCACATCCACATATTTCATACCATAGAACTCAGCCATCTCCAGTAGATATTTTTCCGTTGCTTCATCAAAGGGAATAAGCCGACGCTTAACGTTACATCGGTAATCTGTATTCCCCAACTTTCGGTTCATCGACAATTCCCTCCGCTTTATTTATTTCCTCTATTATAGCCATCTTCTTCTTTTCTATTTCCTGTATTTGTATATGCAACCTCATTTGTTCGAGCGAGTAATTTACCATCTGTATCTTTTTCTGGTCTAATAGGTCGAGTGGTTCCAAGTTTATCCCCCCTTTCAAGGCAAAGTTTTGAACAGTATTCATTGAGGTTAGTGTCCCTATAAGTCTTTAAGCCAAATGTCCCCCTGCATAGGTGACACTTCCTCGCCGAAGTCTGTTGATACCATCGTCCTCCCATTATCTATTGTTCCCTTTAATCCCATACTTGCCAGGAGTTCTGCAATTTCCTCGTCAAAATCTTCTGGCATATCGTTTTCGTTCTTAACTATTATCGTTATACTTATCATTTTCTTCTACCCATAATGGTCATAAATATCATCGCCATCCAAACCACCGTAAAATACATCAGGTATCCTGTTGCCTGCATTTAATCATCCCCAAAACTTCTTCCGCGTTCATCAGTATATAGAACTTACCGTCGTTAGGTTTCTTTATAGCAAGAACAGGTATTTTATCTAAAGGACAGTCCCTTTCCGCTTGCTCCATCCAAGTCCACAGATAAACATTCTTCTGGTTCTTAACTTCCCAATGATATTTCTCAAGCTCACCCTTTAATTGTATAAGGTCACCCTTAAACCCCATACCCCCCGATAAAGGGGTTCTCCTTACCCCTTCTTCTTTAGTGAACCCGAATACTTTATTCACCAATTTAGCGAATTCCAACTCACCCCTTTTACCTTTGCCTCTTGAATTCACCATACTATACCCTTTCCAAGATGGCTATAACATCCCTATCCTCGACGGAAAGTGCCTCTACGGGGCGATTTTGAGCGTCTAATAGCATTATAGGAGAGGACATCTGCCTGTTGAATACCACCTCCTGCCCCTTATACTGCCCCTCAACCACCCTTCCTATCGGCTTATATATATTCCTGACATACGGAGAATTGCCTCCAATAGCAATATATATACCCGATGGAGTTATTTCCTCATCGTTAGTAAGGATAAAGTTATAACCCTTCTTCGGTTTTAATTCCCGCAATTTCAGCATATTTCTTCAAATCTTCTCGTTCAAGTTCTATTTCCCGCTTGAGATAATCTGTCAGTAATCCTATAAAGTCCACCTTTTTCTGGAAACTCCACTTTGTAATATCTACCCCGAACTCATCCATAGCAGTAATTATAACCCCTGTTAAAACGTTATCCATCAGCATCACCTCCTTCATCTTTTATGGCTTTGTTCCAGCAAAAACTTCTATATTCACAGTAGAGGCACTGCCACGAACATTTATTTTTACACTTGCTTCTCGTCTTTTTATCACATTCTCCGCACCAAGAGTAATCTCTATCTGGTATAACGTTGTCCCTCATCTTTATTTCAAGTGCTATCCACCTATCTCGTATCTCACCAAAGCCCGCAGGCACAAGCTCTCCATTAAGAAAATAGATGCCGTCATCATTTAGTAAATAGTGAACACATCTGTTGAAATTATCCCTTGCTATATATACAATTTCTACGGTAGTTAAGCCAAAAATCTTACAATAGCATATCGCTTGTAATATATGCTCCATCTTTGGTCGTTCTTTAATTTCTGGAACACCACGCCCATATACTGTTTTAATCTCTATCCCGCAAGAACCTTTTAGTATATCTATCCTGCCCTTTATAGGATACTTTAATAAGGGGTCAACCATAACAGCCGACTTCTCAACTTCACAAGGAACTTGCTTACTATAAATATCCTGCAACCCTTTATGTAGTATATGTCCGAATACTATCGGATATAGAGCTGTCGGTGTAAGGGGGTCAGAGGGTTTGAACTTCATCTTTTTATAGAAACTTTTCCTCATACACTCACCGTGAACATTACCCTCTTTATCTCTTATAGAAGCAGACGAAGGATAGTGTGCCGTTTCTTTTTCTTCTTCCTCGTTGTTCCGCTTAATAAGAGCCGCGTCTAAATCGTCCAAGAAATTAGTCACCCTTTTTCACCTCCTTTGCTACTTCATCTGGGTAATCCATTTTTATATATATCCGTTTATCCCCTTCGTAAAAGTCGAGTGCTTCCCTAAACTTCTCATATATTTCTTCTGGCAACAGAAACCTTCCCTCATATCTGGAGTAAGGACTATCGCCTTCAATTACTTCTATTCTTCCGCCCCTGTATCCTGCAAGGTCAGGGTTCATAATTGCTTCTTCAACTACACTTAACATATATTTCTGTTTTGCTTTCAAGTTCATCACCCCCCAAATACCTTAATCGTAGCTCGTATATTAGACAACTTCTCTTTTAGGGAGTCCCTTCTATCTATTAGATTATCGAGTTTAATCTTTTCACGCCTAAACTTTCCGTCAGCTTCTAACTCCTTCTTCAATGCGTCCTCACTTCTAACCACCGCTTCAGATTTACACACGGAGTCCGTGACTTTTGGTGCTGAAGATAAAGGAGATGCTGTGCTATATTTCGCGGACAAGAACTCCTTCTCCTTACTTATCGTGGCATTTAGCGAGGCAAACTCTCTGTTCTCCAAAGCCAACTCCACAACTTCTCTCTGTTGTGCTATCTCTCCATCAAGTTTATCGAGTTCATCGTTTAGGATTATAAGGTCATCCACTTCTTCACCCCCTAACAAAGTATATACTTATCTCGTCATTTTGTCAAGTGCTTAATGCACAACCGCAATTTGGACAAAAGTTATATTTTTTAGTGAAACTGAATTTCTCCTTTGCAGGAAGCACCATTCCATTTTTCACCTCATAACTCTTTAATTGCGAAAGCAACTCGCCCGTTCTACCTCTGAAGCCCAACCTTCTTGCCTTGTTAAGACGAGCAAAAAACCGACGCCTTGAACTTTCACTCCACTTTCTTCTTCTTCCCATTATACTCACCTCCTTTCTATTTGGATTTCAATACCTTAATCATCTCACTAATAAAACTTATCTCAAGATTTCCTGTTGTGACAGGGATAGAAGTTTCCTCATACAATTTTTCGTGACAACTTGAGTCCTTGCCAATGAAGAAGGATATAACCTTCACTCCGCTATTCTTAATAGCTTTTATTATCTTCTGTGTTTCCTCGAACAAAGCAACGCTCCCATTCGGAGGATGGACAGGCGTACCGTCGGAGATAGTAAATAAAATTTTCTTTTTATTCGGTTGTTCCTTGAGTTTTTTCCACGCCCACCTCAAACTTTCGTAATCGTTGTTTTCGAGAAGGCGACAAGTTTTCCCGTAATCAGCACATAATTTTTCGCCAAAATCTTTTAACATATAATGAATAATATTTTTCTTCCATGCTGTAAAGCCAAACATCATAAAGTTTATGTCCTCAATATCTTTTAGTGCATGATAAAGCTGAAACCCTAAATCTATGGCGGTTTCCCATTTATGGCCACCGCCCATACTTCCAGAAAAATCTATCGCTATACATACATCAACTTTATTTTTATCAGTTAAAAACTTCTTCTTAAATACCCGTGCTTTTTTCTCAAGTTCTGCACGGAAAAGGTATTTACTGCATAATTTACCCTTCTTCATAAGCATTAAAGTTCTATCTCTGGACTTCTCGACAAAGTAATTCTTTAATATTTGCCTTAACCTGTTGATTATTGCAGGGTTTTTATTCGGGTGATAAGACATCAGCGAACCCCCTTATTATCTTGAATTTTGGACTAAAGTCATAAACTGTATCTCTATCATCTTTTTTTAATTCTTCTTGTCTTGACTCAATTTCCTTGTCAAGCGATATATCTATCATCTCTGTTTCCTCCCTCCCTTTTCCTTCCCCATCTTTTTCTGGTTCAATTTCAAATAATTTAAGGATTTCTTCAGAGAGTTTTTTTATATCTTCGGTATTCTTGCATTGATAGAATTTGCGGAGAAGTCGCTCACAATTTTCCTTAAATATGTCTTGTGCTTTTCGTGGAAATAGTGACGCGAGGGATACATCATCCAGCATAATATATGAACTGAATAGTAGTGCCAAATTCCTATCGTTCAAGGGAAATTCGTGTAGACTCTTTAACTCGATAAATAATCTTCCCCATATATCACCATAAACCTTCTCGAATTCTTGTGCTATACCAAGATATTTACTGCCGAGCTTTCTGTTAACCCTAATATCCTCTAAAGCATTTTGAACTTGCGACTCCCTCTCTCCTTTAGTATAAAGAATGTGAGCTATTTCGTGCTTTATCATAGCACCTAATATTGCCTGCATCTCTGGAATATCGCTATCAGGACAATATATAGTTCTTTTTGCAAGATTTACCGAAGGAGTTCTAATCCTTGCGGAGATAACAACCCTTATCTTTTCCTTTTCACCGAAGGTCTTGCAGTATTCAGACCACACTATAATCACCTCCTTTCAGGGCGAGATAATTTTATATACCAAAGGTGTCCCTTACGAACTCGTTTATTATAGAACCTTCTTCCGATGTTAGCCGTCCAAGAATTTCTAACTCAAGTGCCTCTTTGAATGTTATCAGTTCACTCTTAATGCTTTCAGCCCAATGTATGAGCCGTCTTGTACTGAACACAAAATCTGGCAGGACTTCTTCTTTAATTGAGTCCCTTATCCTGTCGGATAACTGCAACATTTTATCAACAAGAAATTCATTATCAAGTATAGTCATCAGCAGAGATTTTTCGGCTGTCTTGTTATAGCCCATTTTAACGATACCCCACCTGTCGAGGGTTGCTATATTCAGCATATTAGTTCCGTGATAACCACCCCTATCACCCCTTCCCACCGTATTTGAGGTGGCGATAATTCGGAAATCTGGATGAGGATATATCTTTTCTCCGCCATTTTCCATAAGGACAAGAGGTGTTCCATTACCCTCGAAAATCCCCTGCATAGTGATTAAATATTCTGGCTGTATGCAATCAAATTCATCGAGTAGTAGCCAATGTCCTTCCTTCATGGCTTTTGGAAGAACACCATATTCAAAATATGTGATAGTGCCGTCTTCCTGTTTAAGTCCTTTTTCTCCGAGTAGCGAAGCGTCAGTAGTTCCACCATTAAAATTTACCCTATCGAGTGTTTTATTCTCATGCTTTGCCAACTCTTGCACTAATCTCGATTTACCGCAACCAGCGGGCCCCACTATAAGCACATTCCGCCCACGCTTTATTGCCGACAATATCTGTCGTGCCTTATCTTGTGGCACATAATACCCATTTATTATATCTGGCAGAATAGATGCTCTACTCTTTTCTTTCATCATCTTACCGAGTTTTTTATTACACTCCTCTATTTCTTGAAACTTTTTAATAGCAGACAAAACATCTTTCGGATATATTGTTCTGTCGCTCGGCAGAGTGTCATTTATTTTCTCGATAGCACTCTCAATGGTTTTTTCTTTGGTATCAGATAGCGTTATGCTGTGATTTGCGTTACTACGCTTATTTTCTGCATACACAACCAGCCCTGTGGGTGTTCTCTCTACGCTATAAGTGTATTTCATTTCTCACCCCCTTTCGTGCTTATTTTTATCTATTAGTTTTGCGGGGTCACAACATTAAATATTGAAGGTTTTGAGAGCGACTCTATTTTTCTTTCCATATCTGATATACGAGGAAAAACTACCCTGTCAAAGATTACCATTATACCCTCTACCGTTTTTGAGTCGAGACCAGACATTCCCATTAAAGCGATTTTTGCTTCTTCTCGTGACATGTGCTAATCACCCCCCTTCCTTATTTACATAGATATTATATTCTCTCGTGAAACTGTTTGGGTCAGACCAGCACATATCGACAAACACTCTTTTGCCTATTTCAACAACTCTGACGGTATAGCTCCTTAACGCTGAAAAACTACCCCTCTGCATCATAATCATCAAGTCATGAAAATTTGTCACAACCATTCCATTCTCTTTTAATTTCCACTTTTCTTGCTCATAATCTATGAGGTCGTTTTCGAGGTTATCTTTTTCTTCTTCTGGTATGTCGAGTTTTCTTATATTCTCGATAATCTTGTCCATTTTATCTGTTGCTGACATAATTCACCTCCCTTCTTTGGTGAATTTCAGATTTACCAGCTCATCGGCTTACTATCTTTTAACATTCCCAATAAATCTTTTGGAGAAAGTTTCATGCCGATATGTTCAGTGAGGTTCATTATTAAATCCATTATAAAACCTCTTGAGCAGGAAGATATTACTTGTATGCCTACCCCTTTTCCCTCCTCCATAATCTCCCCAGCGAATACGTATGAACCTTTACTATCGCAGATATTCGATACGCTTTTTTTCAAATTCTCATCATTCTCTTTCCGTGTGGTTCCTGTCATTTATCTCACCTCCTTTCCTTTTTATTTTTGCTACTTTAACTTATCTTTATATACTTCTACATAACAAAAACCTAAATCGAGTGTAAAACACCATTCATGGCAATAACACACGCCCTTCCACAATGTTATTCCGATAGAAAATTGCCAGAAATCCTTGCTTATATACGAGCCGAACTTTATTTTCACATTTCCACCTCCCCTTTCAATAGAGAAGTTCGTCCCAGCCCCACATAACCATATCTTCCCACTGTTCTGACATACATATCACCTCTTTTTTGGTGTATTTATGCCAATTATACTGCTGGTCTTATCTTCCTCATTTCATCAAGATTTAGTAAATTCATCTGTTTAGCCATACCTTCCGCAATAATCGGCATAGAATATACGGCTTTTTTTATCTCTTTTTCAATGTTTTCTACTTGTTTTGCTACTTCCTTCAACCACTCGGCGGATACCATTACTATCACCTCCTTTATCGTCCACAAGTTATCCACAACTTATCCACAGGTTATCAACAGGACTATTTGGTATATTTATGCGAAAAATCTACTAAAATAGAGGTTATCCACATCCTCTACTACTACTATTTTATATATTTAGAAGAATAGTATTTAAGAAGGTATCTTAAATAATAAAAAAGGCAGAGATATATTATAATAATATTCCCTGCCTTATTTTATAGGGATTATACCCTATATTTTAACGCCGCCGTTTCAAGTGCGTGGGCAACGAAATTCTTAATTTCGTCAATTAAATTTGGAGCTTCAAGTAGTGCCTTTGCTTTTTCTATACCAAACTGAATTTTAGCGAAACCTTTATCATTTACCCCTATCTTTAATATCGGATGTTTTTCGCCTTTACTATTGATATATTCCGATACCTCGTATGCTTTTGACATTATATCACCCCCTTTCGTATAATGCTATTACACGCTATTATCGTGCATTATAGGCACTTTTAACGATATTTTAGTATATCGTGCATCTTCAAGGTCTGATGCTCATACCTGTTCAGTAACAGGGTCTATATCGTGAGCCGTAAAATAACATTTCGATACCGCTTGATATATAACTTGTGTAATATCCTGCGGTAGAAGTTAATAGCTTTTTACCGCGTGGGTTATTTATCGGGACGCTTGTTTTAGAACCTTGCTTAACATCGGGGTTATATATTAGCGTCCCTTTTTTATCAGTATCCCACTTTTTTGCAGGGATACGCCTACACCATACCTTTGGCATGTTATACCCTCCATACAGCCCTGTTTCGGGCTGTATCGAGTGTTAGCTATTACGCTAACTTGTAAACTTTTACAATGTCCGCTATAACTTCTGTTGGAACATTGATAAGCTTTTTATATTGTCTGAAGATAGTCCAGAAAACGCTTGTAGCACCATTGGAGCGTGCTATCAATTTCAGCATTTGAAGGCGTGTCATGTTTATCACCCCTTTCAACCGCCAAAAGCAAGCCAACGATAGAAAACTTGCTATATATCATTGTCATTGATGTCATCATCTTCATTGATGTCATTATTGTTATTGATATCAGTTTCCCTGCCGAATTCGTCGAGTATTTGGCGTGTTTGCCCTAATTTCCAGCGTGCCTCAAGGTGCGCGAAATGTATCGCAGATTTAACAGTATAATGGCCCTTATGACGGTCGATATATTCCAACATCGCCTCACGGTATATATCGCTTTCAACCCTTAACCGTTCAAATATATCGTAGCAAGACCACTTAACCGCCCCTTTTAATATATCAAGGCACTCACGAACTACCCTGATATATATGTCCGTGCGGTCGAGTGCTTCACGAAACGCACGAATGCGTCGGGATTTCTTGAATTTCCGCCGGTAGCGTCTTGTCTTGTAATCCATAGCGGTTGCCCTCCAAAAACAAGCATAACACGACCAAAAACCCCCACAGATATATATAGCAATTTGGCTTAATGGTGCGGAATTTAGCACTTGACAAAACCGAAAAAATCCCGCCATAAGAGCGTCTTATATATCAGCCCCCATCCGCCATGTATTATCTTGCTAAATCTTTGAAATATCTCCAGCACTATATTCTGCCCCCTTATAATTTTTGCCCAGATATTTCTACTCTAATTGCGTATATATATCTACACGTATTCACGCTATATATCGCAACCTTCCGAGTGAGCTGTATTACATCTCCGCTAACAGCAGTATATATACCGCAGAGCCCGAATGTTAACAATAATATATATCAGAGGGGTGTTTCCCTGCGAGCGGTATGTTTTAGGTAATATACACCTCAGGGATATAATAAAACAAAAGGGGCATCTCACATAACAATTCAGATAACAATCTAAGAAGGTAGATTCGGCGAAAAAGGGGGCACGTGGAACATAAGAATTTGGCATAAGATAGGGAAAAAAGAGGGGTAGGTGAAGAATTTTGGGAAAAAAGTTTTGGGAAAAATTTATAAACAGCTCTATAGGCCGCTAAAAGGTTATACTCCAGTATATACGAAAGTAGTATAAAATTGGCTTAAGTAAGGGAAAAACGCGAGAGGGGTAAATTTGACAAAAAGGGTATTAAGCGGATAGAATAGGTAAATATGATATTTGGTTAAAATTAGGGAAAAAATCCATATATACGATAAAAGGGGGGAAGAAATGGGCAGGCCAAAGGGTTCGGTAGGCAGGGCTTACGGGGAAGATATAGCCCCGAAGCTGTTGAAACATTTCAAAGTTGACAGTTTTAAGGAGAAGGACGGGAAGGAAGTAGCTAACGAATTGCCCCACATAATAGATTTTTTGGACAAAGAGGGCATAACTCCAGAGCAATTCAGGTATTGGGTATCGAATAAGAGTTATGCGACATACGGGAGATTAAAGGAAGCGTGGGAGAGATGTAAGCTTTACAGGGAGAAGATGATAGTTAATAACGGTTTGAAGGGCAGGTATCATCCGTTATTCGGGATGTTCGTGGCGAAGAATGTATTGGGATGGACGGATAAGGCTAAAGTAGAGGTAGAAGGGAATAGTTGGCTGGGGTTAGTAAAGAGGGCCACCAGCCAGAAGTTGAAGAAACCGCCAAAGGTGATAGAGATGGATGCGGAAGCGGTGACGATATGAGTCCCGTAAAGTTCGAGAGAGAGCTTGTAGCACAGGCAAAGAAGAAGGGATTGAAGGGAAAAAGACGCGACGCGTATGTCTATGGGACGCTTCAAAGGGTGACAAACTGGAAGCCTAAGAGGGAAAGATGAGCGGGACTAAGAGGCTGGAGAACGCGATACGTCAGGCTATGAAGCACAGGGACGTATTAGGTGCTGGAGCAGAGAAGAGGAAGAGTCTACCGCCAGAAGGAAAGTTCGAGGCGGTAATGAGAGAGTATAAAAGGGGAACATTAAGGAGTGGTTCAGGGGAACACGTAAAGAAAAGGGCTCAGGCATTAGCAATCGCATTTAGTGAAAAAAGAAAAGGGTAACAAGTGGATATAAGAGACCTTACAGACGGAGAGGAGTTGGAAGTATTTTGCAGGGCTCAAAAAGACCCAGTGTGGTGGGCAAAAAACATTTTAGGTGTAAGCTTATGGAGTGGCCAGGAGGAGATACTTCGCAGTCTTGTAGAACACGACAAGATAACGATAAGTTCAGGCCATGCGATGGGGAAGGATTTCCTGGGTGCAGTCGTAGTGCTATGGTTTCTTTACTCGTTCCCTGGCTCTATCGTGATAACTACTGCCCCGTGCTTCGACAAGGAAACGGAAATACTGACAGAGAATGGGTGGAAGCTATTGAAAGGATTACAGGGGAACGAGAAGGTTGCCAGTTTGATGAATGGGGAGCTTAAATTCATAAAGCCCCTCGAATTTCATAAATATAAAGTGAATGGAGAAATGATAGGCTATAAATCGAGGGATGTAGATTTTTTGGTAACTCCTAACCACAAATGCTACACTAAAAATCTTTTTGGCTTAAATTTCCGCAAGACAGAAGCTTTAAAGTTATTTGGCCTTACAACGGAAAGATTTTCGAGAGAAGTTGTATGGAATGGAGACGATGATGATTTTACCGAGAAGCATTACGAGCTATGGGGTTTCTGGTTTGCCGATGGTTATGTAAGATATGGCGGGAATCACAGGAGATGCGATGTAAGTTTGACGCAATCCCATTATGTGGATTATGCGGAAAATCTTCTTAAGGTATATGGGAAGCCTATAAGTAAATACGACCGTAAAGATGGTGCATATAATTTAACGATTTACAGCAAGGAAATAAGTAAATGGTTCTACGATAACTTTATATTTGAAGGGCACAAGAAAATACCGCAGTTCATAAAGAACGCCAAGAAGAATAAACTTCGAGCTTTTATTAAAGGATTTATGTATGGAGATGGCAGTTTTGGAGAAACAGACAGGATAAGATTCTATGATGACAAGGAAATGGCTGATGATTTACAGGAGATAGGATTAAAGGCGGGATATGTTACAAATTTGAGTTCAAGGGAATTAAAGTCCCGTTCAGCAATCTTACAAGATGGAAGAATAATAAATAGTAGGCCTTGCACTGAAAATATAGTTTCATTCTTAAAAGATGCTAAAAAACATCCCTATAGTGTAAAATCCTACTGGTATAGACAGCCTTATGATGATTATGTTTATTGTGTGACTGTTCCGAGCGGCGTTGTTCTTGTGAGAAGAAAAGGAGTTTATCATTGGTCGGGCAATTCAGAACGCCAAGTCCAAAAGGTTATCTGGGGGGAAATATCGAAGTTGTGGGCGAATTCTAAAGTTCCTTTGGGTGGAAGAATGCTTAACAACGAGTTGCAGGTGGGAGAGAATTGGTATGCGATAGGATTTACCACAAAAGAGACCAATCAGTCAGTAGGTAAGTTTCAGGGGTTTCACGCGAAGAATGTTCTTGTGCTGATGACGGAAGCCCAGGCAATAGAAGATGTGATATATGAAGAGGTTGACTCTCTGCTTGTTACGGAGAACTCGAAGTTATATTTAGCTGGGAACCCGTTGAGTGCGGAGGGAAAGTTTTATGATTCATTTCAGGATAAAAATTTCTGCAAATTCATGTTTAGCTGTTATGACTCCCCTAATGTTAAAGGTAGGAAAGAGCTTATCCCAGGCATGGTCACATATCGCTGGGTTAAGGAGAAGGAAGAGAAATGGGGGAAGGGCTCGCCATTATTCGAGGCCAGGGTTCTCGGACAATTTCCTAAACAATCGGTTAATAGTCTAATATCGGTATCTGCTTTAAGAGAAGCCATTAAAGCGGAACCTGCAAATGGTTGGAGGGTGTTAGGTGTCGACCCCGCAAGATTTGGGGCTGATGAGACTGCTTTTGTGTTTATGAATGGAGGGGCGGTGGTTTTGAGCGAAGGAGTATCTGGTAAAGCCACTACGGAAACACAAGGCAGGATTATAAATCTCATCAAGAAACTCAAGCCAGATTATGTTGTGATAGATGAAGGTGCTATGGGTGCTGGCATAATAGACCATTTGGAGGAGCAGTTACCCATCCTCAATGCCCAGGGATACAAGTTTGAACTAATGCCATTTAAATTTGGCGGTAAAGCAACGGAAGGAATATTCCATAACCTGGGCACTGAGGCATATTTTAAAGTTTGCGGATATATAGAGCAGGGCAAGATAAGGGTGTATGAGGATGATACATTGATAAGCCAGCTTGCTTCGAGAAAGTATAAGTTCCAGACGCAGACAGGGAAGATGACATTAGAACCTAAAGAGGACATGAAGAAAAGAGGACTGCCTTCACCAGACAGGGCTGATGCTTTCGTGATGGCTTCTTTTCTATCGGTTGACCCAGATTTTGAGGAAATAAAAGGAAGACAGATAAAAGAAGACGATGACGACTCTTTAGAAATATTTGAGATGAGGCTTGATGGTATGACGGGGTATCCTGTTTTTAATTAAGGGGGCAGTATGGAAGAACTACAGGTAATTTCTGAGCCGATAAAGTTCGGAACGTTTGATTTGTCTAATGACCATATCAGAAAGTTAGCTTATGAAGCGGTAGTCTCAAGAATGGATTCCGTAAAGAATGACCATACCTCAAGATGCGAGAAATTCAAAACTTGGGAGGAGATGTATTCTTCTTCTACCGTAAATCAGACAAAAGAAACTCTTTCCCGTGTAAATACTACTCAGGTATGGAACTCCGTAGAGGACTGGACTGCACAGATAGTAGATGCCACCTTCAGCGTAGAACCCCCTATAAAGATTAAATCTGTTCCAGGGAATAAGATTATACCAGCAGATGTAGCAGAAAAAATAAAGTTAGTTCTCTGGAAGAACGCTAAAGATACTAATTTTTACGAAGAATTCGAGCAAACGATAAGGGAAGGCGTTAAACTTGGGACTTTCTCGGCCAAAGTTACGATGAACCTTGATGAACTTCCTACTTTATCTGTCAAGGAAACACCGAGAAGTATAGATATTAACGGTATGCCTCTTCCGATGCCTCCGCAGAAGGTTATGTCCCAGGAAGTAGTAGTTGAAGATAGGCCTGTATTTAAACATTCTGATATAAGAAATCTCTATTTCAGGCCAGATAAAGTTACATGGGTAATAGAGAAGGTTGATACTTCGTGGTCTGTAATAGAGAAGCAGGCAAGATTATTCGGGTTATACGGTAATCTTGAGAAAGCTAAAACTACAAGTTATCCGTCGGAAAATATAGAACAGAAAGAAAGAGAAGCGTTAGACCTTGACAAAGAAGTGTGTCTATGGGAAGCACACCATATTCCGATAACCTTTACTAAAGACTGTGGTGTTCCAGATGAGTATGTAGATAAATCGGTTCTCTGCATAATTACAATAGCCAATGAGAGAGAGGTTATCAGGATACAGCCCACACCATATAGAGCTGTGCCGTATTTAATAGTTCCGTTCATTCCAAAGACAAAATCTTCTTACGGAATAGGTATCTGCCAGATAGTAGAACAGCTCGCCATAGAATTCAACACAAGGAGAAATCAGTCATTAGACGCTAATACGTTCGGTCTATATTGTATGGTAGTTGCCAATACGAAGTATATCAAGAAGATGGAGCAACTTAAGATACGACCCAATGGAGTGATAGAAGTAAAAGGGGTAGATAGACCATTATCAGAGGTGGTTCAGTTCGTAAGACCACCTGTTGAATATGTCGCAGCCGCCCAGAACCTACTTGATAGAATTGAGTCAGAAATCGCGAGAAGCACCCGTTTAAGAGGAACGCTGGCTGGCGAAAAGATAGCTCCGAACCCGTCCGCAACAGAGGCGGCTGCGATGCTTAAAGAGTCTATGAAATCGGTGAAGATAATACTAAGGAGGGTAGATTTAGGTTTAATACAGGAGTATTTCAAGAGGTGCTATGAGTTAATGGTTCTAAATAGACAGAAGCCGTGGTATGTAGCAATAGAAGGTCTTCCTGGTATTCAGCCGCAGGTTGAGCAATTTATAGAAGTTCTTCCATCGGAAATATATACGGACGGCATAAATGTTGAGGTATTAGGTTCTTCCCATGTAGATAATGAGATAATCACCAGGAACCAGAATATGCAGTTATTAGACCTGATGGCAAAATACTCTCAACTCCCGATGACAAATCCTCAAGGGATACCAGTAAAGTTTAACTTCCAGAAAGCATTAAACGAGATACTATTATCCTTTGGTAAGACAAGACCAGAAGACTGGTGGCAAATGCTTCCTCCGCCACCTCCTATGATGGGGCCAGGCGGGCCGCCACCAGGCCCTCCAGGGCCGCCTATGAGACCTTCTGGCCCACAAGCACCGATTATGGGAAATAGACCGCCTGACATGAGAAGAGAAACGAAAAGGATAATGAATCGTCCTTCGAGGGGAATATGATGAATATGTATGAGTTTGTCAATATGGATGAGTTCGTTGAGCTTGATAAAAGTTTGGAGCAAGAGAGAAAAGATATTATAGAGCAGTTTGCTCTTATTGATTATACAAAGCCGTCTTCCGTATTTGAAGCCGTAAGACTTCAAGGGAAATTGGCTGGTATAGAACTGTTCTATGACAAGATAGAAGAAATGAAAGGAGGCGAAACAGGGAGCGAGTTGGTTTAATTTTAAGAAAGGAAAGTTATATGCCAGAATTAGCAACTGAAACATCATCTGGACAACCAGCGGCAGCTGCGGCAGGAACGCCTTCACAGCCTTCTGCGCAGCCAGCGGCAGGTATTCAGACTGAACTTAGTCTTGGGCAGCAAGCAAAACCAGAGACCCCTCCAGCTGCTGCTCCTGTAGCTGACATACAGGCTATGGAGGATAAGATGAGGCGTTACCAGTCGGACAGGGATAAGGCTGAATCTACCCTAAGAAAGTTCGTCGAACAAGCTCTGCCATACGTAGATATTGACGAAGGGATGAATATAACAGGTTACAGACAGCCTGCCCAACAGCAAAAATCACAGGAAGAAGTGATGGCATCTTTAGTTGATGCAGCAAATGCTGGGGATAAAAATGCTTTATATCAGCTTACTATGTTGTCAAAAGAAACAGCAAAGAGAGAGGCTTTTGATGAGTTCAGGCGATATACAGATTATACAAATGCCATGAGCACCACAGAAAACAAGATAAAGCAGGACTTCCCGTATTTGGTAAAACAGGATGGTTCCTATGATACCGAAAATGTAGTTTTTAAGGAGGCTCAGAAGATATTAGCCGCAAATAAAAGCCTTAACGCATACGACCCAAATCAATTAAGGGTCGTTATGGAGCTGGCTGAGTCGAGAGTCTTTAAACAGAATTTCCCTGAAATAGAGGGGAAAATACGAACGGAGGCTCAAAATATGCTTAACAAAACAGCCAGTGCTTCGGCAGCAACACCTTCAGTAGCCCAACAGATGCAGGAACCTCAAAGTGAGATAACTCCTGAATTGAAAGAAAGACTTATGAGGGAAGGTTACAATCCCGAAGATTTTAGCCGCATAAATAATATTATTAAGCAGGCTAAGGAAAGGAACGGTTTTTATCTATGAACCCCAAGAAAGTAGCAATAGAAAATGAAGATGAAATTCAAGGTGAAGGACTACCAATTCCTGTTGAAGCTGAAACAGAAGAACCGACTGTTAACGAGGGAACAAACGTTGAAGATACTGCGGATAAGGTCGAAGAAAAGATTGAGGGACAAAAACCATTCCTCGAAATCGAACCAGCCGCAGGAAGAATCGACCCGCTTATAGTCTATAACAAGAACCCGCGATACGGTTATAGATGGTGTGCAAAGAATAGGATGGCTTCAAACAGAAGCGGAATATGGCATACGTTACCTAAAGACCACCCAGATTTTTCTGAAGTAAAAGTCTTGATAGACCATACTCAAAGTGAGAACTTTTTCACTTATAAAGACCTTATTCTCTGTTGTGCAAGAATAGAGACGGTCGAGGCGGCAAGGAAGGAACTTCAGGAACGTGTTAAAAGTAGAGACCGCAAGATGGATGAAGCTGATAGGGAGACGATAGGTAGGATTAGAAAAGACGGAATAAAAGCATTATCGTAAGGAAGGTGAAAACAAATGGCAAATGCGACGAGATATGGCTTTAAGCCAGTAATGAAAGGTAATGGTCTTGACCCGAACCCAAGAAAATACCCGCTAACCGCTTCGCAGACAATAGCGATAGGGGATGTTGTTATCCTTGATTCGGCAGGAAGAGTTTCTGTCGGAGCATCAAACAGTGCGGCAGGACTTTATTTGGGAGTTGCAGCAAGTTCGTGCACTTCTTCAACAGCAGGAGACCCGATTTATGTTTGGGATGACCCAAATATGATATTCGAGGCTATGGTGTCAACAGGTGCTTTGGCAGACTGCTACACCACAAGGTCTTCGGCTGCCTGCTTTGATTTAACGGGGACAACTGGAGCACAGTATGTGAACTCTTCGGGTTCTACTTATGATGTGTTCAAGGTTATCGGAGAATGTGCAAAAGACCCGACGACAGGTGTAGACTCGGCTGTAGGGACGAACCAGATGAAATATGTAAAATTCAATCTGGCTTCCCATGCTTACGGAACGTTAGCGTAATAAAAAGGGAGGTGACTATAAATGACGATGCTTAGAGCTGGATTTGCTGATTTAATGGCCCCAGGGCTATTTGATGTTATAGCTCTTGCCTATAAGCAATATCCAGATGAATATTCAAAGATATTCAACGTGAAAACATCGAACAGACAGTATGAGAAAGCGACAACCATTGAAGGAGTAGGTGCTGCGACAGAGAAGAATGAAGGAGCTCCAGTATCCTATAGCGATTTGACGCAGGGATACGATACCACCTTCACGCATAAGACTTTTGCGATAGGTGCAAGGATTTCGAGGGAAGCATACGATGATGACCTGTATAGTGTGTTTAAATCAAAACTCGGAACAGCACTCGCAAGGTCTATAAAACAAAGGTGGGAAGTTCTGGCAGCAAACGTTCTCAACAACGGTTTTACGGCTTCTTATGCTGGCGGCGGATTATCTGGAACTGATGGGGTAGCTTTATTCGCAACCAACCATCCTTGGGCTTCTGGCGGAACATGGAGCAATAGGGCGGCTACGGATGCAGACCTCACTCCTACCAGTTTAGAGACCATGTTGACTTTGGCGGAAACGGCGACAGAGTCCAACAGTATCAATATAGCATTGATACCGAAGACCCTTATCATAGCCCCGGCCAACAGGTGGAACGCATCTGTCATATTGGAGTCACAACTTAAATCGGGAACAGCGAACAACGATAAAAACCCGTTGCTTGACCTCGACCTGAAATATGTCGTGAACCATTATTTGACGGATACTGACGCATGGTTTGTCCAGTGCGACTATCACGGTCTTATTCTGTTTGAAAGATTAAGGCCAAAGATGGAAGCAGATGATGACTTTTTGAAACAAGGAGTCGGTTGTGTTTTTAGCAAAAACTGAAGATTATATATATTTGGCTGGCATAATTGATGGTGAAGGGACTATGGGTATTTATCGAAATACAGATAGAAGAAGACGAAGTCATTCCTATTATTATCGCCATAATTTGAAAGTTGCCAATTCATGTAAAGATTTAATTTACTGGATTAAGGGAACTTTTGGTGGAAGTATTATAGTCTATCAGCCTCGTTATTTTCAATCTCAAATTTCCTATTGCTGGTCGTCTAATAAAAGACAGGACACCATAGAAGTTCTTGAGAATATTTTACCCTATCTAAAGGTGAAAAGAAGACAAGCCGAGATAGTTTTAGATTTTCTGAAAAGTAGAGAGTCTATTAACTGGTATCCTGAACACGAAATAAGAAAGCTCGAAGTGGTTATTAGGAATAAGCAATATAGGGAATATTACAATGAGATTAAAAAGTTAAATAGCAGAGGGCACAGCAAAAAAATACTGGGGGAATTCGGTGGACATCCTAAAAGGACAATACCGAGCCGAGCCGTAGAGGGCAAAGGTTCTACGGAAGGTGTAACGACTATGACGGTGAATCCCAATAATAATCCGTCGCAAGAGCTCCCGGCCCGTAAGGGAAGATATAGTCTGTCCTCATAGGTAACTATGAGAAGTATTGCATAAACAGCAATACGGTAACATCGAGCGATACAGGTGATGCAAAGGTAAAAATATCAGGCAGGGCTTCTGCTGGATATGATGACCCAATGGGGATTTTCGGAACGACAGGAGCATAGCTCATAGGGTTTGTCAGTTCCTACAAAAACTGACATTTGGTTAAGGAGGTGAAAAGATGAACTTTAGAAATATCGGGGTGGGGTTTTTGATGTTGGCTTTTATGTTCTCTGCGGCTTTTGCTGGAACAACCAACTTCGATACGGTCGATGGAACTGTGAATGTTATTATCACGCAGTAACTTAAAGGGCGGATAAGCACCAGGCTCTCCGCCCAATAAGTTTTGGTGTTTTATGGAGTGTTGTTATGGTACGTAGAGGGCCAACTAAAGATGGGAGGTTCCTTGGGCAAAAATATGAATGTGCGGTCTGCGGACTAACAGGTCGCAGACTTGAAATGGTATATCAAAGGGGTAAGTTAGTCCACAGAACCACTTGTAAAGATGAACCAGGAGCAAGGAGGTAAATATGAAACGATTTTTGGCTGGGATGATAATGCTATTTACGGTTGCCCCTGCTTCGGACATTATAGCGAAAATTAAAGAAAATTAAAAAGGAGGGTGGAAAATGTTAGAAAAAATAGGCGGAGATTCTGGTGTAATATCCGTAACAGTTGCGGAAGGTGATTTGGGCAATGCTGTTACTTCATATACATATTTCAATATGAATATAGAAGACTGGAGATATGTGACAATAGCGTTCCCTACTGTGACCGCTACCACACTATCTCTTGAAGCGACAACAAACCCATCAACCACTGCCGCAAGTTCTGCTTCATGGACTGATGTTACTACGGCATTAACTGGTTCTGCTACCGCAACAGCAGCGGGGGCATGGATTATAGACACTCCATGTTCCTTTACAAGAATGAGAGTAAAAAGGCTCACTACTAATGCTACAAATGCTTTGTCTTTGATAATAGCAAGAAGCAGATAAGGAGGGATATAAAATGGTTGTTACACGTTCGAGTACGCTCACGCTCGGAGGAGGTTTGCCGATAGGATATAAAGGTGTAATAAATTGCTCTGCTAATCCTAATTATCCAGCAGCCGTTGGGGGCGATATGTATATAGTTTCTGTTGCGGGCAAGATAGGAGGAGCATCTGGGCCAAATGTTGTTGCTGGAGATGCCATTATTGCAAAAACGGTAACAGCCGCAGGAGACCATGCTACAGTTGGAGCAAATTGGGACATAATCGAAACAAATGTGGATTTTTCAAATGTAACAATAACTGGAGGCACGATAAATGGAACTACCGTAGGAGCAACTACTCCAGCTGCCATTACTGGAACTACCTTGTCATCTACGGGAGATGTTTCTATTGGTGATGGGACAACGGAGAAAATAGACTGGAATTCAGGAAATGTTACCTATGTTCCTATTGGCGGGAACATAGAAACTTATGCTGCGGCAGCCACAGCAGGAGATACTCTTATCCTTGCGGCTGGAACTTATACAGTCACAGATGATATTGATATAACTCAGGCAGTAAATATAGTTGGGCAGGGTGTAGGACAAACCACGGTTACTTGTGCTACTAATGGTATAAATATGTTTGATATTACAGCGGACAATGTAAGAATAGCCAATTTATCTATTACTCACTCTGGGGCTGGTGGAACAAATCACGGCATAAGATTTAATGCCGTTGGTGGAACTATATTCTCTGGATGCCGTGTATGGAATGTGGCAATTACAATGTCTGGGGCAGCAACGAATAACTGGGGTATTGCGTATCTTGACGCAGGCGGTGAGATAAGAAATGTTACCATAACCATTTCTAATTCTACAAACTCTTATGGATTATATATGGTAAATGCCGCAACCGCTGAGGCGAATACAACACTGAATGTCTATGAATTGAAATCAACCGTCAGTGGTGCTACTACTTCTGCGGCTATTTATGACTCAGATAATTCATCAAGTAGCGATTCAATAATGAACCTTTACAATTCTACTGGAATCTCAACGACTTCCACGACATCTTATGGCTTATGGTCGCAGGCTGGGGATGCATTAGCCTATGCAGAAAACTGCGTATTTAACGGCAGTCTATGTGATGTGGCAGTAACTTCTACAGGTTTTGCACAAATTAGGAACTGCACATTAGTCAACGGAACAACCACAGGGACAATTACTTATGATGGTTATCAAACATTTGAGGATTTAGGTAGTGGAACGAGAAATAGCGATGTTACTGTTGACGGTTCTGGATTAAATTCTATACTTGCTAATAAGTCTTGGGCAGGAGCATTGTATTTTGATGGGGTTACTGCAAATACAAGAATATATCATACTATGAATCAAAATATAGGGACTTCAGATTTTACTATCTTTGAAAGAATCGCAGTTCCTACGAGTAGTCCTTCTGCATCAATAGGTATAATGGGATTATCTTCATCTACTACTACAACAGTGGCGAATTATGGATTAGAAACGCTTATTACTTCAGGGGGAAGTTTATATGTCCGATTATACGGTGCTACAACGTCTGATGCCACGATAGCATATGTTCAAAATTTTGTATCTAATTATGGCGGAAAGATTGTAGATGTTGCTTTTGTTAGAAATGCAACAACTCCAAGTATGAGTATTTATGTTAATGGGATTCTTCAAACCAATGTAGATTCAACTTCTGGGACACCTCCTACTTGGGCAGGTTCAGTAACTTCTACAAATGCAATTATTGGCACAGCAAGCACTACTCAAATTTATAATGATAGAATTTATTTAGCAACGTTATTTAATCGTGCTTTGACTCAGGCGGAAGTCAGAACTCTAAGAGAGCGAGGTATTTCTTTTGCAGACCAGTGGGGGTTAATGACTCCGATTATTTCTTCATCTACTCCAACATTAAACGGTGGATTTGAGACTGCTGGTGGTGGTGGAGCGGATGTTTTTGCTAATTGGTCAGAAACAACTGCTGGAACATCTGCTATTTCACAGGACAGTGTAGATTTTCAAAGTGGTGCTAATTCTTGTAAGTTTGTGCAAGATGCAAGCAATAGCCAGTGTTATGTTTCGCAAGCAGTGTTGACTGTTGGGAAGAAATATAGGGCAGTTTTTTGGGCAAAGGTTTCTTCAATAGCCAATTCTCCAATATTTTCAACAGGCTCAACGACAGGTTCTACTTCTGTTCCTTTTACATCTACAAGTTGGACACAATATATTGTTGAGTTTACAGCTGGTAGTACATCGTTCTATTTTGGAAGAAGCACGAATTGCGATAGTCTTACATTGAACTTTGACTCGCTTGAATTATATGAGATTGGTGCGATGTGTGTTCCAGATATTGAAAATGCTGACCCTTCAAAGACGACAATCGTAAGAGATAGGTCATCGAATAAATTCACTGGCACAGTAACTGCTACTGGTGTAACACAAGTTAAGCCAATGATTCAACTTAACCCATCCGAGATTGTAATGGACGCAGGAACAGGCACTGCTGGGGCTTCTGGGACTTCTGTCGGATGGTTTAATCAGGTAGCAAGAACTTATACGGATAATGCTACTGCAGCTTCAGGAACAGCCGCATCTTTTGGATTTAATAATTATCAGCAGCCCACATTAGCAGCTACAAATGCGAGTGTAACGACAACTGATGCTGCAACTGTGTATATCGCTAATGCTCCCGCTAACGGAACGAATATGACACTAACGAGAGCATGGGCACAGTGGATAGATGCAGGCAACGTTAGATTTGACGGGAATATTGCTATCGGAATTAGTGCTACCACATACCCTGCTACAAATTTGCATATTACAACCGCTACAAATGGTGGAGGGATGCGTATCGAGGGTGTAAGTGGAAGTTACTCTCCTGCAATAACCCAATTTCTTGGAACAACGCAATATTTAACTACGACAGTAGCGGGAACAGCTGATGGAGGTCTTGTTGGTGCTGTTATAGGTGATTCTATCATAAAAAATGCTGCCAATTATGGTATGCTTTTCGGGATAAATAATACAGAAAGTTTCAGAATAGCAGCTACAACTGGAGACCTTACATTTATTGGTGGTAAAAATATTGCCTTATCAACATCTACAGGAACTAAAATAGGAACTGCTACGAACCAATTGCTTGGTTTCTATAATGCCACTCCTGTTGACCAGCCAGCAACGGTATCAGACCCAAGTGGAGGAGCAACTCAAGACGCTGAAGCCAGAACAGCAATAAGTGCTATTATTGACCGCTTGCAAGAATTAGGTCTTATAGCATAAGGAGGAAACATGGAATATATTAAGATAAATGATTATCTTTTTAAGTCAGTAGATGAAAGCGGAAATGAAACAACATACGACATAAGGAATTTGATGGCTGAAAAGAGTAATTTTCAGTTTAATCCCAATGTGGAAAGAGAGGCGGAAGTCGACGCACTTATATCGTCTTATGATGCTATTGTCACTGAATAAAGGAAAAGTAAAATGGTAGAACATATTAAAGACATTACAACAGCAAAGTTATTCAGTTTGGCGAATATCCTGTCGGTAGTATCCGTCGTGGTGGGTATAGTAATTTATGTCCAACTGACTTACGCTACAAAAGTAGAGATTAAGACTTTATATGACTCTGTTAATATTATAAAGATAAGGCAGGATTTTGTGCTGATAAACCAGGCTAAAATTATGGAGAAAATGGGGATAGTCCCTACAAGAATACCATGAAGTTTGGGTCGTGAAGGATATTTACTGATGGACAAGTTAAGTTATCATTCAGCAAGTGCCGTGCCGATAAAGTTGTTCTTCAACAAGGATTGGCTGGAGAACGGGAAGATAAAGCCGACACATCTTCAGCTGAACCTTACGAACAAATGCAACCTGAACTGTGCCTTCTGTTCCTGCAAGGACAGGGATAAAAACGCTATGTTAACCTTTGATAACTTGGTTAACAAGATGACAGATTTCTCCTCTCTTGGGGGGCAGTCGGTAACAATAACAGGTGGAGGAGAACCCCTTCTGCACCCAGACATAGAAGCCATTATAGACTTTATAAGCGATTTGGGAATTAAGATAGGGCTGGTTACGAACGGGATAAAGCTGCATGACATTAAAAATATCGATAAACTGACTTGGTGCAGGATAAGTTTATCCCATGTAAATCCCATAAAGTTCGACTGGAAGGATATTATAAACAGAAATCATGTGGACTGGGC